CTAAGCCCGTCAGACATGGCGAAATGGCTTGAAATTGCAACGAAGCTGGAGCGGCTATCCAGAGGTGTACCGACAGAGATAGGGAAGCAAGAGGTGCAAGGGCAGGTGACGCAACGATATGAGTACGACATTACACACAGAATTAAACAATACGCAGATGCCTACCGCCAGCTTGCACGACGAAGCGTATTATGCGGCGGTGATGAGGGCGACGATACTGGAGAACCCTTGGATACCACATGATCCAACACCAAAGCAGGCAATGTTCCTCCTTATGCCGGACCTAGAGGTGCTATTTGGAGGCAGTGCCGGCGGAGGGAAATCTGACGCCTTGCTGATGGCAGCATTGCAGTACGTTGAAGTGCCCGGATATGCTGCTATCCTGTTTAGGCGCACATATGCAGACCTATCACTACCAGGTGCGCTTATGGACAGGGCGCATGAGTGGCTGCGAGGAACAGCAGCGCATTGGAGTGAGAAAAATAAAACGTGGACGTTTCCTTCAGGAGCAACCTTGAGCTTCGGATATTTGGAAAGCGAAAACGATAAGTACCGCTACCAGTCGGCCGAGTTTCAATTTATCGGCTTTGATGAACTTACGCAATTTTCAGAAACGCAATATCGTTATTTGTTTTCTCGTTTGCGCCGTATTGAAGGCTCCAAAGTGCCTTTAAGGATGAGAGCGGCATCAAACCCTGGCGGCGTGGGGCACGAATGGGTAAAGCAAAGGTTTATTATAGGCAATAAACCGTTTATACCGGCGAGCTTAGACGATAACCCATACATTGACCGCGAGGGATACATAAAAAGCCTTATGCATCTTGACCCTGTAACCCGGGAACAACTGCTAAAAGGCGACTGGACCGCAAGGGAAGCCGGCAACAAGTTTAAGCGGGAATGGTTTGAGATAGTTGACGATTACCCGAAAGATTCCCGATTAGTGCGTTACTGGGATTTAGCTGCCACAGAACCGAAGCCAGGCAAGGACCCGGACTGGACGGCGGGGGCATTGCTCGCAGAAAAAAACGGAATATTTTATATTATTGATATCAAACGCACAAGGACTACTCCAGCAGGAGTTGAGGCGTTAATCAGGCAGACAGCAGAACTTGACGGCAAGAAAGTGGACATATATATGGAGCAAGAGCCTGGTTCTTCAGGAGTTAATACGATAGACCATTACCGACGAAGAATACTCGTCGGTTTTACTTTTTACGGAAACAAAACAACCGGCTCAAAAGAGATAAGGGCAAACCCCGTCAGCTCCGCGGCCGAGGCGGGAAACGTGAAGCTGGTGAGGGGTCCGTGGATAGGCGATTTTTTGGATGAGGCAGAGGTTTTTCCGAACGGCGCGCATGACGACCAAGTGGACGCTGTGAGCGGGGCGTTTGAAATGCTGGTGAGAAAGAAGAAAATTGGCCCGATAGACAAACCGCAAGGATGGTGATATATTTGCTTACAAGTTTGGATTTTTTGAAATCAGGCAAACCTTGGCCGCCGCCAACAGAAGCGGAGCGGCTGGAGAGATATGCACAGAACAAGCTGCTTTTTGAGGGTAAGCATGAGCAGGTGTATAAAGATTGGATAAGGCTGCTTCGTGAGGACCAGCAGGCAACTTTGGAGATGGTGCTGAATTGGCATAAAAGGCTGACATTGCTCTTTGCTGATTTGCTGCTGGGTGAGCCGCCAAGAGTTAAAGCGGGAGACCAGGACAGCAAAGAACAGAAGGCGGTTGAGCGAATTATTGAGGATAATGACTTGTTCAACGTAGCATATGAAGTGGCTTTGGATGTGAGCAGATACGGTACAGGAATATTCAAAGTTCGCTATGACAGACGGGCAATCATCGAAGGGCAGCAACCGGCAATTTGGTTTCCTGTTGTCAAGCCCGATAATATCAAAGAAATTCAGGCTCATGTTCTGGCCTGGACCTATGAGGAAGATGTGCAGGAGCGGGGAAAAACCGTCACGAAAAAATATTTACAGACGGAAATACACGAAAAAGGCAAGATTATAACAGCAAAGTACCCCGTCGAAAATAATGTTATTGGCCCGGCGCTGGAGTATCAGGAAACAGAAACCGGTGTTGATGAGTTTCTTGTCGTGCCGGTAAATAACATTCTTACTACTGACCGCATAACCGGACTGGACGATTATTCCGACCTGGATAGTATCATTCAGGAGCTTGAAACCCGAATAGCGCAGATAAGCCGCATACTTGATAAGCACGCTGATCCTAATATGTATGGACCAGACACGGCGCTGGAACACGACCCAGCAACCGGGCAATGGATTTTCCGGGGCGGCGGTAAGTATTTTCCGGTTGGCCAGGGGGAACAGCCGCCGGGATATGTTACCTGGGACGGCCAATTGGAGGCGGCTTTCAAACATATTGATTTGCTGATGGAACAGCTTTATATTCTTTCTGAAACAAGTGCTGCAGCCTTTGGGCAACTTAAAGCTGGACTAGCTGAATCAGGCACAGCGCTAAAGCGTTTGATGATGGCGCCGTTGGCAAAGGTAAACCGTATTCGTATGAGATTTGACCCGGCACTAAAAGAGGTCCTTTGGCTTGCTTCACGTCTTGAGAGGGCGCAGGGCATGGCAGGTGCTGTGGAGCTTGAGAATATACATATCGACTGGAAGGACGGCCTGCCGGACGATGATGTAGAGCTTACGCAAAACGAGGTTCAGAGATATACCACAGGTCTGACAAGCCTTGAAAGTTCCTTGCGCAGGTTGTATGGGTTGGAAGGAGAGGCTTTGAAGGAAGAAATAGACAGGATAAATGGAGAGCAGCAGACACAAGGAACAACCGAGCTTCCGACAATTTCCTTGCCGCCGGCGGAAGGTGAAGGCGCGGGTGAAGAATAATGCCGAGGGATTCAAGGAGGTTTAGTGATGCCGAAATACAAAGGCTTATAAAATTCTACGAGCAAGCGGAACGAGAAATCCTTGACCAGCTAAACAGAGCCTTGCTCCGAGGTAACCAGACGGAATACCTTACTCAAATGAAGCGTAATATCGAGGCGATTTTGCGGCAGCTAAGAGAAGGAAACAGAACATGGGTTGAGCAGGCTATCCCAAGAGTTTATTCCCAGGGGCTATATTCGGCTGATGCTATGCTTAAAGATGCCGGCATTTCGACATCTGCAGCCTTCGGAGCGATCCACCAGCAGGCAGCTCAGGTGCTGGCTGAAAACGCTTTTCAACGGTTTGAGGATGTGACTCAGGTAATCGGCCGGCAGGTAAATGATATATACCGGGAGCTGGCGTTGGAAAACGTCCGGGGAACTGTGATTGGCTACGATACATGGAAGCAGACCGCCAAGAGATTCAGGGAACAGCTTGCAGAACGTGGAGTAACGGGATTTAAGGATAGGTCCGGGCGCATGTGGAACATGCGAACATATACGGAGATGGTTGCAAGGACTACAACGATGGAAGCACACTTGCAGGGGACAGCAAACAGGCTGGTTGAGCAAGGCCATGATCTAGTGAAAGTAAGCACCCACCTGGGAGCTTGTGAACTGTGCCAGCCATGGCAAGGAAAGGTACTGAGCATCACAGGTAAAACGGAAGGCTACCCGACACTGGAAGAGGCTAAGGCGGCCGGCTTGTTCCACCCGAACTGCCGGCATGCTTATGGGCTTTATATTGATTTAGATGCCGAGATTGAGGATTAGTCAGGCTTCGGTATGCCCTCGATCAAAATTCCATATGGATATGATTATATACCATGGGCTTATTATGGAAAGGAGACAATTATGCAGATTCCTGAGAAAATCAAGATAGGCGGCTACATAGTCAGCGTAGAATTTGTTAACAACCTGATGACTGACTGGCAGCACAATGGAGAATATCATCCGCGGATTCAAACAATAAAAATCGACAAAGACTGTTCAGAGCAGGAAAGAGAAGTGGTGTTCATTCATGAGGCGTTAGAAGCGATAAAAGCAATTTACGATATTCAGTTAGAACACAGAGATTTAACGATTTTGGCAATTGTACTGCATCAGGTAATCAAAGACAATCCGGAAGTATTTAAAACAGAATAGCTTGCAAATAAGCGCCTTCGGGCGTTTTATTTTGCTTATATTAAGGGGAACCGGCAGGAGGGTAATCTATGGATTTACCTATCAATCAGATTATATGCGGGGATTGCTTAGAGGTAATGCCGTTATTGCCTGACAAGTCTATTGACATGATACTATGCGACCTTCCCTACGGAACAACGGCTTGCAAGTGGGATAGCATTATTCCCTTTGAGCCTTTATGGGAACAATATAAGAGAGTTATAAAAGAAAATGGGGCAATCGTGTTATTTGGACAAGAGCCTTTTAGTAGTTATTTAAGGCTAAGTAATATTGATTACTACAAATATGATTGGGTATGGGAGAAATCCAACCCATCAAATATAGCACAGGCAAACAAACAGCCAATGAGATATCACGAATTAATCAGCGTGTTCTACAAGAAACAACCTACCTATAATAAACAAATGATACCAAGAAACAGTCCGAGGATAAAACAGGCACATAAAAATAACTATGTATTCCACAATTCTCAATCAGAGCAAACGGCACTAGGGTATATAGAGGTTGACAGCAAAAAGTATAGTGCTGAGTGGAAGAATCCAAGCACAGTGTTAAAGTTTAATTCATTAAGACCTAATTCTAAAGAGTTTGTAAAACATCCTACCCAGAAGCCAGTAGCTTTGTGCGAATACCTAATTAAAACCTACACCAACGAAGGCGAAATTGTTTTAGATAACTGCATAGGCTCAGGCACAACGGCCATAGCCGCCCTAAACACAGGGCGGTTTTTTATTGGCATAGAAAAGGAGGAAAAGTATGTAGAAATAGCAAGGAAACGCATTGCTGAACATATGCAACAGCAAAGCACAGTTTAACAGCGACGTTTTTTTCTGCCCTTCTTTAGTATTGTCAGGGCATAAAGAGACAAGACCTGAAAACTGGGACTGACCAGTATAAAAAAGTAACAGGAAAGGAGTTTTATTAATGGATTGGTTAAAAGAAATCTTGAAAAAAGCCGGAATTGAGGAAGGAAAACTGGACAGCGTGATTGGCGACATCAACAAGGAGCTGCCGAAATATTTTATCCCGAAGGATAAGTACAACGAGGTTGCGGAAGCGAAGAAAAAGCTTGAGGCGGACCTGCAGGCCAGGGACACGCAGCTGGAGCAACTGAAGCAGGCGGCCGGCAACAGCGAGGAACTAA